AGAATGAAATTTACAGTAGATGCAAAAGACTTAGTTAAAGCACTAACAGATATACAATTGAAAGGAAAATACTTCAATGGTGCAAGTCTAACTAATAGTAGTTTAGTAGAGTATTTCTATGCTAAATTATTCAATAATACATTGAGTTTGTGGAACTGCGACACTATTAATTCATTGATAGTTAAAGTTGATTTAACAGTTGAAGGAGAAAAAGATGGAATTGTTGTAGGTGAAACAGGAGAGTTGTTAAAATACCTAAAGAAGTTTAGCGGTGATGTAGTAGTAAATTGTGATGATGTTATTACCATGACAAACAACAACAGTAAACTTTCACAGCCTACTATTGCGAATCACCCTAACATGGACACATTGAATCGTATGGGTCAGTATGTATTAGACACACACTTTGAAGAAAACTTAGAAACTCTATTTGAGTTTAACAAATCAAAGTTTGAAGGTGCGTTTCAGTTGGACTCTAATACATTTAGTGAAACCATGAAACTTTGTGAGTTGATTGGTAGTGGTATTTATCACTTAAACTATGAGCATGATAAGAATAAATTATCAATGTCTAGTGCTACTAACAACTCAAATAAGTTTGAAACTTCTATTGACTTAGAAAATAGCATTGGGGAATCGGCAACGCTAGATTTCTCTAGCCCTGTTCATGTATTATTTGACAATGAAATGATTAACTTCTATGTTAAAGACGATTTTCCGTTGTTGATTATATCGGAGAATAAACTTTTGATTAAAGCACCACACTTAGCAAATTGAGGAATATAAATGATAATTAGTAATAAAAATGGAAATACAATATACAAATCTTGGAGAGAAAACGGAGTAAAGAAAAGCGAAGAAATAGAGTTTAGACCATACTTCTATGTTTTAGCAGATGAAAAAGAAATACCAACTTATTCTTTGAATAAATATACTAAGGGTAAATTTGAATACGAAGAAGGGGATTGGAAAAACTTAGAAGGCGAATCACTAAAAAGAGTATATGTTGAAAAATCATATGACATAACTGGTGCTAGGCAAGTCTTTACCAAAACATATGAGGCTGATGTGCCTTATACATTTAGATATGCAGTTGATGAACTAGATGAAATGCCCGAATATACTATGCGTAAGTGGTATTGGGATATGGAATGGCAACAAAGTGGAGAACATGATGGTTGCATTACTACTATTGTAGTGTATGATAATTGGGATAAGCAATACTATCAGTGGGCGTGGTTTCCAAATGATACGCCATTAGATACTGTTTTTGATACATCCGACTATCAACATACAGGAATTAGATTTATTTTTAATACTGAAAAAGAAATGATAGAACACTTTATGGGAACTATGATTGCTAAAGACCCCGATATGTTAATTGCGTGGTTTGGTCTTAAGTTTGACTTGCCTAAGTTATTAGATAGAGCATGTGCTTTAGGTTTGAATCCTTTAGTTATGTCGCCTTATCATAAGATAGATGGAGTTAAGCAACTTAAGAAAGGTTGTAGTTTTAAGAGACAAGATGGTTATTCACCTATTGAACAACCTATTGGTGGAAGACTAACTCTTAACTTAGACTTAGCATTTGAAAGACAATGGAATGATTCACAAAGAGGAACACTACCCTCGCTAAGTCTTGACTATGTTTCTAAGATATTGTTCGATGAAGGAAAGGTAATGGACACTAAGTTTGAAGACCCTAACGAATTTTATCGTAGAGCATGGCTAGAAGATACAGAAGCATACTTACATTATGCCTTAGTAGATGTAGAACTCTTAGTTAGAATAGATGAATCAAACTATTGTAGTGAAGCAATAATATCATTACAACGATTACTAAAAGCACCTTTCAAGGCTTGCTTTTATGCTTCACACATGGGTTCTATTTACTTTATGAGAAATGCTTGGTGGAAAGCACCAACAGGTATCAAAAGTGCTGATAGAAGAGAATATCAAGGGGCTATGATTTATGACCCGCTTAGTGAGAATACTAATGGCTTACATCTCAATGTAGCGGCATTTGACTTTGCTCAACTATATCCTAGTATGATGATGGCTAGAAATATATCTTGGGAAACTAAGTCAAAAGAACCTACAGATTTTGGAGTTAATATTCTAACTCCTAGAGATTTTAGCGAAGTCAAACAAACACAAATGCTATACTACAACACAGATGAATTAGGAGTATTACCTAGAGCAGTAATTGAACTAAGGGAGTTAAGAAATGACTACAAGAAAAGAATGAGGAGTGCAAACAACAAAGAAGAATATCAAAAGTGGTATAATAATCAAATGGCCGTGAAACGCCTAATGAGTTCTTTCTATGGCGTTCTTGCGTTTCAAGGATTTGGTTGGGCTGATGTAGATTTAGCCGCTAGTATTACTGCTAGTGCGAGGGAGGCCATTAGATTAGCCGCATTTAAAGCGAAGGAGTTGGAAGTATAATGGGAAGTAGTAATTGTATGATTTGTAATGAAAATGAATATTTAGATGAGTATTTCTTAGGAGATAAGTTATGGTGGGTATGCAGAAATTGTGTGGACTATGGCCTTATCATGTTAATAAATAAAGTGAAACCAAAAAAGGAAGAGGAATAAAAATGAGTATAACAACAATATGTAGAGCGTGTGGAGTAACTTTTAGAAAGTTCTCTATGAAATCAAGAGAGCAGATTTGTGAATCTTGTAAAGGACAAAAGGGAAAAAATAGATATAAAGTTATGGCAAATAATACTTTGAACGCTATAGAAACTATAGAATCTTTAGATAAGAAGGTTGCAGAATTAACAACTTCTATTGATGTATTACATAGCACTATTGGAGTTGAAGTTCAACACCAAATAACTAAAGGACTTAAGCCAATTGTAGAGAAACTAATAGAAGAAAAGATTAGTGAATTAAAAGACATTATTATTTCTTCTATGACTAAAGCACAGAAAGCCCAAGAAGAAGTTAAAGAATTAACTAAACTAGTGAAGGGCTATAAGAGTTCTAACACAAGAATGAAGAATAAGATAAAAGCATTTGAGGAGATGTTAGGGCATGAATAAATTTTTTGAAAAGTGGATAATAGAGGCAGTAAGTGAATTAGAAGGTGAGTTTACTGTAGCGAATGTATTAGATACTATAATACTACGAAGAGGAACTAGCCCCTATATTGGCAATACACAAGGTATTGGTTATGTTCTTTGTAAGAGAGATGACCTAGTTATAAGACTAGGGGATGGAGTTTATAGGAGGAAGGACTAATGAAATACACAAAATACATAACAACTAAAGTAGAATACGATAGTGAAGAAACATGGAAAGAAACAGAAAAAGACATTAACGATATAATAGAAATGCTAACCAACTTAAAGCGTAGAGCAACTATTATTGAAATAAAACAAGGAGCAGATAGTCATGGAGAGTGACGACATCTTCAAGTGTGATTCTCACACCACTAAGGGAGAGCCGTGTAGGAGTTTAACTCATATAATGATACCAAGCAAAAACGGAGAGCCGCCTAGTAAAATTAGATGTAATTTTTGCCACATGCACTGTCCCCACCATGAGCAGTTCCAAGAAATGAAAGAAACTTTAATTGCGTTAGTTTCTATTCTTTTTGGAATCAAGGGTAGTAGAAGTATATTCAATAGCATTTGGATGCTTTCTCCTGCCACAGAATACTCTCATGTGGACTATAGTAGTTTTATGGAATCATGTGTTGATTTAATAGAACACTTAAAGAAAATAAAAAAAGAGGTAGATAGTCATGTCAATGATGGACAAGACTAATGAACTGCTAGAAGACTTACTTGCTATGATAGCAAGAAGCAATAAGATATTGATGATGGTAAATATCGTGAACATCATAACCATCATAACAATAATAACGGTGATAATATGAATGATATAGATAGATTAGAAGAAAGAATAGCAACATTAGAAAAGGTTTTCCTAAAGGAAAATGAAAGACTAGAAAGTAAAATTAAAGCATTAGAGAATGAATTAGATGAAATGTTTAAGATGCTAGAACAAACCATGCAAGTTAAGAAAGCAGTTTTAGAAATTGAAGAACATCTACAAAAGAAACAAAATGGTTTTGATGCACATTACTTTCCTATACTAACTTACTTTAGGAAGTGATAAAATGAAGGTAGTTTACGGGCATACGGATTCAATCTATGTTCAAATTGATTCTGTAGAGAAAGCACAAGACGCTATTAAAGAAATAGAGTCTAGTGTTAGAGAACACTTCCCTAATGTTATGGGATTAGACCAACACCCCGTAGTGCTAGAATTTGAGAAATACTATTCAGCATTAGGTGTTGGCACAACTAAGAATAGAAATGCAGGTATGATAACTTGGAAAGATGGAGAATGGCTAGATGAGCCGGAGTTTATTATGACAGGTTTTACCGCTAAGAGAGTTAGTGAAACCAAACTTGCTAAACAAGTTCAAACTGATGTATTGACTATGTGGGTGAATGAAAAGCCAATGTTAGAAATTAACAAGTATTTACACAATAAATACATGTCAGTGCTAAATGGAGAAGTTGAACTACAAGACATTATTAAGAGAAGTAGGCTTAAAGAAAACAGACTAAAAGTTAGGTGTGGTAAGACTACAGAAAACAAATGGGGTTGTAATAAAAGATATACCTTACACGAATGTTTACCTCTAAGATGGTGTAAAAAGTGCGGTGAAGATGTAAAGAACTTCAAAACCTTAGAAGGCAAAAAACCAACAATAGGTTCGGGTATAGCAGGTGTATTACATGCTAAGCAAAACGATATTACATTTGACGACTCTTACTTATACCTCAAAGTATCAAAGTCCGGTGAAGCATTTACACACCCACTAACTAAAGAAGTGAAGACTGTTGAATATGTAGCAGGTTCTCGGTATGTTGATTTTGATAAGTATAAACCCGATTATCAACACTATGCCGAGCAAGTAATAAAGAAGGCTGAACCAATTTATAAGGCTATGAATTGGGATTTGTCTAATATCAAATCGGGCAAAATACAAACAAATTTGGAGGAATGGTTTTGAATAACGATGAAAAATATAATACAATAATAAAAGCAATGGATGAATATACTTATGACTGGAAGCCGGAGAATTACGATGACCCGTCACAACCTATATTGAAGATTAGTAAATCTTCTTTGGGTTCTTTTGATTGGTGCGCTAAGAAATATAACTTTAGTTATATTCAAAGATTACCGCAAGACCAAACAGAAGCCATGCGTAAAGGAACTATATTACATGTTCATAGAGAAAACTTCTTTGACGATTTTGATGTTAAGAAAGCGGAGATTATGACTGCTGATGAATTGCATGATTATTGCGCTAGTCTTACACCAATTGATGAGTATTTTGACATATCTATGACAGTCGCCGCTTTTGAGGCTCAACGGTTTATGGATGCTAAGGCCGAAGATAAAGTGCATGAGTATTTGCCTGTTTGTAATGAAGGGCTATTTGATGCTGAAATTATAATTCCTGCTGATACAAACCCTAATTTTCCTTTGCGTAGAGACTACAAAATACATATTCAAGGTATTATAGATAGAATCTTTATGGAGAATGGTGGCTATGTCCCATTTGAGTATAAGACTGGTGGGTGGAATGATGGAAAGAAAACTTCAATGAGAAAAGAAATGGCTTTCTATCAACTACTTATTGAGAATGCACCGAAAGAAGTTCTAATTAAAAATGGATTAGAACCCGATGTTCCGGTCACTCATTGGGGTTGGTATTATCCTGCGGCTAATTATGTATTTGCTGAATCAAATAAATATAAGAATGGTAAACTAAGGGCTAGGCAATCAGTATTAAATAATATCGCTAAGTTAATACACGCCTATGAAAATAAGGTATTTCCAACTAAGTTTTTCTTTAAGACCTGTTCTCATTGTAGTTATTTTAGTATGTGCGATGCGGCGGAAGAGGATTCATGGGTGTGATAATATGCACTATGAATTTGATAACGGAACGGTAGTTTCTAAACTGGACACTACACCTAATGGAACTAGTATAGCAAGAGTGTATTTTAAAGAATATACAGACTGTAAAAAACTATATGGTGAAATAAAGAAGTGGGCTAATAAAATAGGTTGTGAGACTACTATTCTATTGAAGAAGGATAGTGAACCTTATGTTGTTGTGTCTCCTAGATTGGGGGTAGTAGAATGAACGACTCAATATATAGAATAGCGATAGATGCAATAACAATCATACAACATTTAGGACATGATGATTTGGCTAAGATGTTGTTAGATAGATACGAGAAGGTGATAAAATGAATGATAAAATAATAAAATGTAAATTATGTGAAGTAGAGATGAAAGAGTTTGAGGGTAATAATCCTCAACCTCTTCTTGAGAATTTTGAAGATAGAGTATGTAGAGACTGTAATGATTATGTAACTGCGAGTAGAATATTACTTAGAGGATTAGACCGTGAACCCCATGAGGGAGTTTGTTCTATAATAGCATCAGTTATGCAAATGGCTAGTTCTCTAAAAAGAAACCGACTGAAAGCCTATGAACAATTAAAGGAGTTGAAAGAAAGTGAATGATATAATACAACAAAAAGTATTAGCAAAGAATTGGACATTTAATGAAATAGCCGATTTAAAGAAAACAATAGAAAGTCTTGCTACTGATATATACGAGGAAATGAAACTAATAGAAAGATTTGAGTTAATTAGAGAAATTAGAATCAAAGAAACTTATGTTGGTGAAGTCTTTGAAGATGTAATGAAGCAAACGGTTATGATTGCTCTAAGAGCAGAAGTAGCAGATACAGTAAGAAATATGTTAAATAACGCAACAGTTAATTTTGGTGGTAATAAAAATGATGAAGTTTCCAAGAGAAGTGTGGTCGGGGAGTCAAATGAAGAACGCTCCTCCGCTACCAAGAAGAATAGTAAGAAGTAAAGAAGAATACTTGAGTTATGTAAAGGCTCAAAATAATAGGACTAATGTTTACACTAGTGTTTATGATTTTGCCGAGTTTGCAGAAAAAGCCAAGATAGATTCATCAGTTATACTTGATAGAATCTTTCTTGATTTCGATGCTCACGGTGAAAGTATCGAGAAGGCATGGAGAGATGTTAAAGTTGTTATGACTCATGTTATTGAGAATGATTATCAACATACTCTTTTCTTTTCCGGTAGAGGTTTTCACCTGTTTATCTTTGGTGAAATCGCAGACACTATTAGAAACATACAGGTCTTCTTTAGAGGCATCAAAGGTTATTTAATATCTAAAGTTGGTAGTGATAATACCCTTGATGATAGGGTCGGTCAAGCAACTAGACTTAGAAGAATACCTAATACAGTAAACATGAGTTCTAAAGATGAGAACGGTAATCCTTACTTTTGCATACCATTACTTAGGACTGATTTAGATAAACAAGTCCATGAAATACTTGATTTGGCAAAGAAACCTAGAAAAATAACATTTAGAATAAGTGGTTCTGTTAAGGCAATATTCCCCGAAGCCCCTCCGTTGGATGAAGTAAGTGGTGAAATAGCAGTTCCTAAAACAACAGGTTCTTTGCCTATCTTGCCTTGTTTATACAATGCTATTATGACCGAGAATCCTTCCCACATGGCTAGAGCATATCTAGTATCGTGGTATAGAGATTTACTATCCGGTTGTAATAGAGTAGAAAGCACAGAAGATAAGAACAAAATATTAGACACGATAGTAGATGAAATACGACATTTGGTAGAAACCAATGAAGAAATATGGTTAGATTGGGACGAAAGAGAAACAAGAAAACATGCTAAGTTTACAGTCTTTGGTAATTATAGTAGTCCCCATTGTAAGACTGTATTGATACCTAATGGGTATTGTGTTGGTAAATGTTGGAGATACCCCGAACATGCGGAGGGAGCATAATGGTAAGTACGGCTAGATTAAAATTTGATAAAATAAGAGAACTTATTTCTATATATTTAGAAGATAAGCAAGAAGTAAAATTAGTTGATTTAGTTGAAGACATAACCCCCGAATATTATTCTTATATCAAAGGTCAAGGGAATGTTACTAAAATCAATATTGCTAGATTAAAAGACATGGAATCAAGACTAATACCTGTGATTGGCAGATGCTTGCCGTTAGGGTGGAAAAAGAAGGTAAAGCCATTTTCTGAACAAATTTGGTTTGATGGAAAATTTTTTGTGAGAAATAAAAAATTAACTGTATTGTTTAAGGAGGAAGCATAATGTTAGTAATAGATAGTAGAGAAAAGAAAGGCTCTAAACTTGTAGAGTGGGTAGAGAGTGAGGCATTGAAATTGAAAGTGCCTTATGAAAAGAAGTGGATAGAGATAGGAGACTATGTTTATGATGATGTATGTTTCGAGGCTAAGTCAGCACATGATTTTATTGCGTCAGTAGTGAACAAAAGGTTATGGACTCAACTAGATAACATGGATAGACACTATCAAACTAATGTAGTTATTATCTATGGTAGCATTGATGAAGGCATAACTCAATATAAAAAATACATCAAAACAAATAAAACATTTACCAACGCACAACACGCTAATTGGTCTAATAAACTTAGAAATAAGTTTCTTGGGGCTATTGGTAGAATAACACTAGATACAGACGCAAAAGCATTTTGGGTATCTACCGAACAAGAAGCGGCACTGATAATAACCTCCATTTGTAAAATGAAGCCTATCAAAAGGGAGGTAATCAAGCCGGAGATATTTAAGAGAATATCAACAGACGATTTAAGAGTAGATACTCTAATAACAATAAAGGGCGTATCAACAGATAAGGCGAAAGCCCTTATCAAAAAATACGGTTCAATTATGGAAATAGGCGAACAAACAGAACAAGAACTTCAAGAACTAGATGGCATAGGAAGAACCTTAGCCCGAAGAATCTTGAATGTTCTACACTCGGAAGAGAAGGTGAAAATATGAATGAAGATATAAATTACGAAGAATTTGAATTGAGCGAAGAAGAAGAAAAATACTTGTATGGGGTTGATGAAAACACAAAAGTTTTCAACACTAATTTACCTAGTTTTATTAGAAGATTTCAGCAAGATGCAGTAAAGGTAGCATTCAAGAATGACATACCGGCGGCATTAAGTTGTTTTGTATTACTAGGACAGATTTGTAAAGACTTTGTGCAAATACCTAATGGTAGAAGTATAGAAGATAGCAGGGTGCATTTTTGTCAAATACAGACTTCCGGTTCGGGTAAATCTACCCTATGGAATTTTGTTGGGCCAGTTTCTAAGAAACTGTTTTCTCTAATAAATGAAAAAGGCAAGCACCCTGTAATTGGGCATGTTCCCGATGAAGAAGGGTTCTGTTCCGCAAAGAAATTTGATTTAATGTCCACTACTGAATATACAGATGCCGCATTAATTGGTGGCTATGAAGAAATGACGGTAGAAAAAGAAGACGAAGATGGAAACACAAAGAAAGTTCTTGATTGGGTTAGAGAAGCAGGACTACTAGAAGGTAGCGGATTAGCCCATTGGGACGAGTTTGAATATAGCGGTATCTTCAAACAAAGCCAAAATAAAGAGCAAGCCATTGTATATCTAAATACTCTTATGAATACATTAGCGGGAGAATCTTGGATTATTAGTAAGAAACTAAAGCGTGGAGAAATGATGGAATGTTATTGCGAGCGTTCTATTTTAGCCATGACTTATCCACCGGAGAAATTAGCAAAGGTTATTGCTAACAAGGGTGTTCTTCAAAGAATGATTCTTTTTATTTGGGAAGTTCCCGAAAGAGTATTAGACTCTATGAGAAGAATGCAAATTAGTAAAGCGGGAAAGATAGAAGAAATCAATGAACCTATTGACGAGTTTGCACAGGAGTTCTTTGAAATTTATCAATTAGTAAAAGAAAGGTTTGAGGAAGTTGGAGAAGACCCATTGAAGACAATGACATTTGGAGAAACCTTTACCAAAAATCTACTAGTAGAATATGAAACTATGCAAGATTTCATCAGTTCAAGCGACCCAGTAGTTAGAAAAATTGCATCTAACTTTACAACTAGACTATTGAAAATTTTAATTAAGATGTCAGTTCTTTGTTCTATTGCAGAAGCAAAAGACATTAAAGACAAATCAAAGCGATTTTATGTAAGTGGTAGAAATGTTATACAGGCAGGAAACATAGTGCGACAATGTTATAACACATTGGTATTATGGTTAGAGCGAAGCCTAAAGGTTCAACGCAGGGTCGGTGGAAGAACTCAATCGCCAAATGAACAACTATTTTTGGAGACATTGAGACAAGCAGAAAAGAATGAAAATGGATTCTTTAGTAAGGCTAAACAAAAAGAAAGATTAGCAGAACATATGAATGTAAGAACTGCGGAAAGGTTATTTAAGAAATACGAAGACGAGGGTTTGTTTGAAATAGATAAGGTAGGGCGTTCCTATTATTTGAAATTGAAGGAGGAAAAAATATGAAATACGAAAATACATATGTTGTGTTTGATGTGACTAAGGGGCCAAAGGTAATAATTGAAACATTAGATACTTACGGTGATGAAGGTTGGGAATGTTGTTCCATGCTAAGTATTGCAGGAACTAACATTGTCGCTTTCTTGAAAAGAAGAATTGGCGCAGATGAACCAACAGTAGATGAAGAAAGCGAGAAGTTAAGTAAACTTTGGGCTAGTGATTAAGTATGTCAGTTCTAGCATTAGACATTGAAACAAAAAATATGTCGCATGAAATAGGCGGCTTTGGTAATACCCATATGTTTCAAGTATCTACTGTAGCGACATGGAATGGAGAAACAGGAACAGTCTATGTTGATGAACCCGTAGAATCATTTGCTAAGTCCGGCCACATAATCAAAAACTTAGGAGAACTAAAATACGACTTAGATGAACATTTATCAAAAGGAGGAAAGGTTCTAGGGCATAATATTGCAGTATTTGATTTACCGATACTTAGGGATTCTATGGATATATATTGTATTCATAAATACCTAAGTGGTGAACAGTATATTGACACTAGCAAGGTATTATTGAAAGAGCATGGAGAAAGGTTTCAATTAAAGAACCTTGTAAAATGCACGATGAATGATGCTAAACTTATGGATAGTGCCGATGCACCTAAGTTATGGAAGATGGGTCAATATGATGAGGTAGTTGAATATTGTATGAAAGACACCCAATTAGTTTATGACTTATGGAAATATGGACAAGAACATGGGATTGTTAAAGCATTCTCAATAGAGAAAGAGGAATTTGTAAATTTGGAGGTTGATTGGTAATGTCTACGACAGAATGGATTGGCTTATTCATCTTTATGATTATCTTGACGCTATTGTTTTTTGCCGCTTTTGGCGGAACAAACATTACAGAACAAAGCGTTGATGATTATATCAAAAGATTAATGGGTCAAACGGAAGAAAAGAAATGAGTTTGAAACAGAAGTGTGCTTATTGCGGAGATAAGACATTAGCAAAGAGAATCTTAGGATTTTATGTTGGCTCTAGCGAGCAAGTAAAACTTTGGGAATGTCGGTCTTGTAAGGGTATATGGTCGCAAGACACTAAAATTTAGAGGGAGAGTAGTTTAGGCTACTCTCCTTCTATTTTTTTTTGGATTTTTTTTTCCGATTTTTTAACGGAGCGAAAATTTTCTGTAAATTTTAGAAAACTTTCTGAAGTAGGCGAAAGTTATTCGTCCTTTGAATTTAAAATAATAAAGCCTAATGGCTTATCTTCAACGAATAATGCACTAACGGTTAAATAGCCAATAGCGAAACTAAGGAGAAATAAGAGAATTAGATACATCATGTGAAATACACCAAGCCCCTATTTTATCACAGTATGGGCTATACTTATTTTTCATAGCAAAAATATATCCATTGTAAGATAATGGATTGTCGCTTATCCAAGAATCAAACCAACCTATATCCCAATGCGAGTTAGCAGGTATATTCCAAGTTTCTATATCTTCTTTAATTAAAGTAAACCTATTATCTTTTGCACAATAAGGCCAAACTAAATCTATGACATCTTGTGAGTTTTCTATAATAGTAACGGAAGTAAAGTTGTGATTATCAATTAATTCTTTATTTAGAAAGCCTATTCCTAGACCCGCTACTAATATATCTCCCGTAGCATTATTCCATAGCCATTGATGTGTGTCATATTCATAATGACAATCTTTCATAATAGATTTATTCATACTAACCTTAACTAACGAACATTCACCATTATCTATTTCTACTTTCCAATTTCCAATTTGATTTTCAGGTATATTTATTCCTAACATTTTATCGCCTCATGTTAATGTTACTTCTACCGTGTGAAAACAAACTTCTGTTGTGCCCGAACCATTAACGGCCTCCGCTTTATATCGCAAAGTCAGCACTTCTCCTGCGACTGGATTACCTGCTCCTCTACCCCTGCTATCAAACAAATTAAGTATTGATATTGGATTTGCCAAAAAATTAAATGCCAATACTCCCGAATTTCCACATATTCCCCAATCACCACTATTTCCTGATGATGGGTTTAAATTAGGATTTGTTTCCGAAGGGTAAAGGTAGCCAAATGTTGTAGAATTTTGTTGTGGAAAATTTGGAGTTTTAATTGCGCCAAATCCTGCAAAAATACCTGTTCCTGTCCAATTAGAATTTGCGGCAATTAACTCATAATAATTAATTTGGTTTAGCCCATTAGGTGCTTGTAAAAACATAGCAATATTTATGAATATTTGTAGCGATTGATTAAAACCAGTAAAGGGGTTTGTTTGTCCTGTTTGTGCAGTATTCATAAATGTAATAAGGTCGGAAGCGGGAAGAGTATGGGCACTTTTTAATTCCGTACTTGAAAGAGCAGTAACCGTAGGTGGGCTAAGACCTCCTAAAATTACCGGTGTTGCATAAGACCTGTTTGAAACAGGGGGATTAAATTGTACAAACTGAGCATTTGCATACATATATAGAAAGGCACCACCACCACTCTCTTCGCCCAATAAACTTTGAGTAGCAGAAAAATAAATTTGATTTAAAGTGGGATTAGCAGGTGCGCCACCACCACCGCCACCACCGCCGCCACCGCCGCCTCCGGCATTAGCCTCATCTTCAGCACAAGCCCCTGCAATAGCGAGATAAATAGTAATCACACTCCTAATGCAATCCAATCATTACCGCCTATAGCAATACAAGTTACACCATTAAAAGTAGCAACCGTAGCATCGGAAGCCGCATTATTAATATTATTACCATTTCTTCCAACAGTAATATTACCCCCTGTTGTATTTAAAATAGTAAAATGCACTCCTGTAGCAGAAGTAGCAGGTAAAGTTACATTTCCTGCACAAATCAAATATTTTCCTGCGTGAGTTGCTTCTACTAAAGTAGTGCTTGCACTTACAACAAGCGGCACTAATCTACGACTTGTTAATGTTTCACAGACAAGTAATTGACCACTATCAACTGCGACATTTCCTGAAAATATTCCACCTGCTAATGGCATAGCGGCAATATCCGATAATGTTTGAGCCGCAGTTCTACCTTCTATTTGTGTTCCGTCTACTTTTAAGAAATCATTATCGGCTAAGTTAGCGTTAGCCCTCAATATATTATTAGCACCGATACCAAAAGCCGCACCGCTTAACAATGCTAGTTCGGTAGAAGTCACGGAAGAAACGGCTAATCTACTGCTAGAGTCTGTTGTTAATGCTCTACTAGCAGTAAGTGTTGTAGTTATCTCTCCGTTTCCTGCAACTCTTAATTTCATATTTCCGTTTTGGTCGCCTATTTGAAAATAGTTCGTAGAACTATTACCGTTCAATTCTATATTTAATCGGTTTTTGTTAGAATCAATAACTGTTTGTCCGGTGCTAGAAGAACTACCAGTAATAGTAAGAGTTTCTGTAAAATTATCGGAATCTGCATATCCAATAGAAAGACTATTAGCCGCTTTATTTGTTGTTAAAAACTGAACTTGCATGCTCCCGAATCCACCACTTGTAAATGTCAATACCGCAATAGGCACATCTCCTAATGTTATTGGGGGTATTTTATTAGCAACATTTGTTCCGCTTTTCCTCACTTGTAGAGTATTGTTTGAAGACTGAACTACTAATAAAAATCTAGCATTTTCTACGGGATTATCGCTTCCATATTTAAAAACAGTATCGTCAAAAGTAGCGGCAGAAACGGTCTTATATTCATTATCTAAAAACACTCCACCTTGAGCAACGCTAACCATTGGATTACTATTTGCTTGAGTTATGTTAAAACTAGTAGACGCTCTCCTTACTGCATAGTTTCCTCTAATACCTGCACTTAGGGCTTTTATTAGACCCGTATGTGGGAAATCTACTGCATCTTCTATTTGTGTATAACTGTTATTGTTTGTGTCATTCTTGCTATAAAAAAACGGATTAGTTTCTGTCACCATATTATTCAACCTCTAAAAATATAAAAATTTCTACCGTTGTAGTAGAAGAGAATGGGCCAATTCCAGTAAAGTTTTGTCTTAGTAGCATGTTATTTGAAGAGTCAAAAACTCCAACTTCTCTAATTACTTTGCCGGATATAGAAGAACCCACTACTGTAATTTTTACTTGAACTACATTTTCATCAGATTTAGTAGCAACTATAGTAGTTGTAGCACCGCTTATTGGTATATCTAAATCTGTTTGGGTAGGATAAGTGCTATTACCACCTAGTCCAACCTTAGCAGTTCCGCTACTATTTACTAAACTAACCACTTGAGTAGCCAGTAAATCTTGCATTTTATTTGCTATCAAAAGTCTTCCTCCAAAATTTCAGTAATCTCGGTAGCACCTAGACCTAGTGCATTGGCGTTAGTATTTAGTGTTGTTGTATTTGTATTGAGGTTTATTACACCGCCTGTCAGTCCAACGGTTCTAGCCATAATTCTAATAGGTTTTATCTTAATGAATTTCCTAAAATTAAATTGCGTTGCCGAACCATCTATAATATTTTCATTAACTCTATTGTTGGTGCTTCTATTTGCTATTGCTAATTCAGCAAATCTATCTTCAAGACCTTTAATGTAATTTCCTAGTTCTAAATCAATAGTTCCTGTTAAAGATTGTTGCATCTGTAAAACAATAAAATCTTGTCTAGTTATGTTTTCTTCCGGTATTTCAACTGTCACTACATCTCCGGTTTTTAATTGTGATAATCCGTTATGATTAACCGAGAGTCGTAAATTAAAGTTTCTTCCGTTATGTAATCTTAATAATTCATTGGCTCTTTTATCCACTTCTTCTTGACTAGTCAATTCATCTTCAAACACTCTCATAGATTTCTTTCCTACTTTATCTATGCTTGAAACATCTTGCCTAAACGCTTTATGAAATCTACCTAAAACTGTTATGTCATTAAACAAATCAAATTGGCTTTTTGTTTTAGAATAAGAAAATATATTATTGTCTTCAGATTTAGTTGTTAAGGCTAATTTAGAATCTGTCATATTATCATCGGATTTGATTGAGAAAGAATCTCCGTTTTCTAATAGCCTTTGTCCTTTTTTATTCATTAAAAATTCAATCGCAGTAAATAATTCTGTTCCTGTAAAATTAGGAGAAACAATATGTGGATAAGTTTCTGTGCTAGATAAAGTAAATTCAGCACCATTACTTTCCATTAAATCATTAATTAAAACATCAGTATCATATCCTATACTTACGGAAGTTCCTATTATTGCTCTCTTAGGAATAAAGGGCAATTGCTCCGGTATGGTTAATGAAATAGTTTCCGAACAAGAAACAACACCTAGTAGTTCTTCTTGATTTTCTAAATTAATATAATATTCTACATCATTTTTCTTTTCAAATGTCACCGATGTAAAGTTTTTATTATCTCCGTCGCTAAATAACATTTTGGTTTGTCCCTCTTTTAGAATATTATTAGACATATTACTTAAGTTTCTAACAACTAAATTACCATTATTAGACTGATTATCGGGGTCTACTATGACATACATAGATAAAACGCCTTCATTGTTGCTTTCATCGACTTGTGTTCCTTCGCTATCTTTAATATTATAGTGTCCTATTTTATCATAATATTCATCAGTATTTGGTTTTCTAGTATATCTTGAGGATAATTGATTTATTGATATTCTATTAGGACTACCACTTGTAAAACAAGTATGGTTAGGTTGCATGATTCTATAATATCTAAATCTTTGAATATGATTCATTCTATCATCACAATTTGCCTTATCCGATGCAAGAATAGGAGTAGGCAAATCTCCACTTACTGTAATAATATGTTGTCTTGATTTACTTGTGGTGTCTATTTCGTGTGATAGAACATAGAGTATAGAATTAGGATTTACACCATCTACACTAAATCTTGTAGAATATTCATTTCTAAAAACTCCATGACTCCCCGACCTAAAATCATTATTGCCGTTATTAGGGCTAAAGTTCTGCATCACATTTCCTGTATCATTCCACACTAAACTACCTTCTTCCGATACTAAATAACAACCTGTTAAATCTACATTAGTTAGCCAACTAGGATTTAAAGAACCATACATTTTATGCCCTACACCAAATGCTTTCAAATCCGAATCAGTCAAACATAAGACATGAACTTTAGTTCCACAAGTAGCCCATTGAGTTCCCATTATATTCCTGCTAACAATAATATCTTTAGTTCCGCTTGCATCTGCATTCTTGTCTATCTTGATAGAGTATTCAGCAGTTGAAGTTTGTTTGTTAGTGTATTGCCGTATTCTTGTTCCAATAGGTGTCTTGCTATTAGTTAGTTGAGAAATACCGCCATTGGTTTCATCACTAACTATGAAAACTTCGCACTTTTGGTCTACTAAATCTTGAGAACCGTTGTTGAAATTACCGGCTTGTGCGCTAGTTAATCCATCTGCTTCTATGACAAAAGGTGCGGCCAGTGTTGCTTTAGCAAGGTCAGTTCCAGTAGAACTAAAAGTAACATTTTCTAATTCAAAGCCCACATCTAATTTAATAATTGGCTTTAATCCGTATGTTATACCATCAGCGTCATTGTCATAATCATTAGCAAAGAACCCCGTTTCTTCTCTATTCATGGCCGCAAAACCACTGTGCCTAAGAGTTGTTCCGGTAGTGCTTGTTGTGGTTTTATTCATAGCAAAACCTACTCTTGTTTGTGGATTACCTACAGTGGTTGCAG